TTATTCAAATCTAATGGAGTAACTATGAATAGTTTAACAAACATTGAGTTAGAAGGACTCTACACCCCAAAGGAAACAGCCGAATTTTTATGTGTTTCTCCCCGCACTTTAGCCAATTGGCGGGCGGCCCGCAAAAACCTTGATTTCGTGCGGGTAGGCGGCACTGAAATAGGCGGCATTGTTCGCGGCTGCTCGGTCTTCTATGAGGGCGCGGAGATACGCCGTTACATGGAAAAGAATTACGGTTTGGTGGCCAAGTATGCGTGAACCGAACCTGCAACCGCACTGGTGCGGCCGGTGCCTACGCTCCGAGTGTTACGGCGAATGCGCAGAAATAGACTGGCTCGCCCGCTATGACGAGGCGCGCGACGACGAATTTACCTTCTAAACAACCTATAAGGGGAACAGCAACATGAGTAAGGACATGATTTTTTTAGCCGCGGCTGCCGTGTTTACCGGCGCATGCGCGGTGGGCCTCTACGCGGGTATCGCGGGCGGCCTGGAAGCGGGGAA